AAAAGAAAATAAAGAATTTGCTTGGAAGGTAATTACCTACAAAGCTTATATAGATGAAGATACTCCCCTTTGGGAATCATTCTTTAATAAGAAAAAACTAGAAGAGAAGAAAAGATTTTACGCTGATTCTGCTATGCCTCAGAAATTCTATCAAGAATATATGATGGAGGTAACAAGTGAAGAAGACGCAGTATGGACTAGAAGACATATAAAATATTGGAATGGTTATTATAAAAATGAAGATGGTATTAATTATATAGTAAAGGATGGAGAAGATATTCCAGTACATACATTTATAGGATGTGACCCTGCTACTGATATTGATACAAAGTGGTCTGACTTTAGTGTAATAATGGTAATTGCTATAGATACTAATAATGAATTATATGTATTAGAATATGAAAGACATAGGAGTATTCCTACTATAGGAAGTAAAGATCCATCAACAGGAGAGATTATAGGTAGGAAAGGTGTAGTAGATTATATACTAGAATTACACCAGAAATATAATTGTACATCATCTACAGTTGAAGATGTAGCTATGAATAGAAGTATCTTTCAGGCCCTAAATGATGAAAGAAGACGTATAAACCGCTTCGATATAGCTGTAATTCCAGAGAAACCGGGTGGTTCTAACAAAAGAAACCGTATATATAGTGGTCTTTCAGGTCGCTTTAGTACAGGTAACGTACATTTACGGAAAAATATGTTTGATTTAATTAACGAAATACTTACTTTCGGCCCGAAAATGGCTCATGATGATACCATAGAGTCTCTTTATTATTCGCAAGTACACGCATTTCCGCCGAATATGAAGAAAGATAAAGAGAAGAAATCTTGGTTCAAGCCAAAGAAAAAAGCAAAAAGTTGGATAATAGCATAAAATAAAGGAGTTACTGATGCCAGCAGCAAAGAAAAAAAGAAAACTAGGAAAATATAAAGGGATAGACTTTATACAGAAATTAAGAAGGAAGAAACTTGGAATTAAAAAAGATGAAGAAGCAGGTCGCGTAGGAGCTAAAGCTAAATCAGCAGTTAAAACAAAAGGTGGTACTTACGTTAAATACAAAAAGAAATCAGCTTCTGCTAAAAGTTTCAGGTCTGCATTTAAATCAGCTTGTAGTGGAGAAGCTAAGTCTTTTGATTGGCAAGGCAGATCTTATAGTTGTGCAAAGAAATCTGATAAGAAAAAATCTGCACCTGCTAAAGATTCACCTAAAAAAGATAGCAGGGGATTTAAAATGAAAAATCCAGCTACAAGAGAAATGAGAGGCGGAGGAGGCAGAGGTTAATGCCTAGATTTGGTAGAAAATCTAAAGAACGATTAAAAGGTGTTGATGCGAAACTTGTAAATGTTGCAAACGAGCTTATAAAGCTTATGGATGTAACAGTTATAGAGGGCCTAAGATCCCAAGAACGTCAAAACGAATTAGTTGCTCAAGGTAAATCAAAGACTAAGTTTGGTAAACATGTTGCTGGCAAAGCTCTTGACTTAGCTCCTTATCCTGTTGATTGGGAAGACAGGGAACGATTCCATTATATGGGTGGACTTGTTCGTGGAATAGGGCATTCATTAGGAGTGAGTGTCCGCTGGGGCGGCGACTGGGATAGTGATGGCGAAATTAAAGATAATTCATTTGACGATTTAGTTCATATAGAGATAAAGTAATGCCTAGTTTGTGGGATTCATTTAGACAAAGAGTTGTTTCTTCTGTAAATCAATTTGATTATGCACAAAATCCATTAAAGGTAGCAGGGAGATTTATTGGTGGTGAAGGTGATACTTCAGATGCTCAAATCAAAGATATGACGGAAAGAATTTATGGGCCTGCTTTAAAAAGAGGTGATGTAAAGCCGTGGGAAAAAGGAGATTTAGAATCTGGAAGAATCCCTCCAATAAGAGTCGCTGAGAGAATAGATATGGTTCAATTAGCTGCTGACCTTCCTCAGAAATTTAATACTATTATTAAAAGTGAATATAGACCTTCAAAGGGATCTGAGAAAAAAGATAAGTTTTATTCATTTAGAGATAAAAACCAAATGGAAAGTATATTTAAAGTAGTGGTAAATACTGGTGTATTACAAAAAATGAAAAAGGGAAAATCTTATAATATTGGATATAAAAGCGATGTTGAAAAAGGCGATGCTGATTTTGCTTTGTCTAGAGCTTTTGTAGGATTAGACAGATTTCAAGTGAGTATAGGTGAAGATAAAAAAGGAAAGTATTTAGCAGTTTATGACCCGTGGGATATAGATAAATATAAATGGGCAGGGTCTCAAAAAGTTATACCCGGCTTTCAATTTTATGATAGAGTTTATTTTGGAAGTCCTAAACAAAAATTAAGAAAACCAAAAATTGAAGATAATTTAATGGAAGCAATGAAGAAAGTATAATGGCAAGAAAAACAAATAAAACAAGAGCTCAAGTAAATAAACAGATTTGGGAAAAAGCGAATAGTAGTCATAGACAAAGATGGCAGATGTTAAGCCAGAAAGGATATGATTTTTATTTAAACGAACAACTAAGTAAGGAAGAACAGGATTCATTAGAGTCATCTGGTATGCCTACTTTTACTATTAATAGGATTACTCCTATAGTAGAAATAATGAAATACTTTGTTACTTCAAATAATCCAAGATGGAAAGCAGTTGGAGCAACTGGTGATGATGTAGATGTAGCTCAAGTCTTTTCAGATGTTGCAGATTATTGTTGGTATCTATCAAATGGTAAATCTTTATATAGTCAAGTCGTTCTTGATAGTTTGACAAAAGGTGTTGGATATTTTTTAATAGATGTTGATAAAGATGCAGATAGGGGAATGGGTGAAGTAAGATTTAATAGAATTGATCCTTATGATGTTTATGCAGATCCAGCCAGTAGAGACTTTTTATTAAGAGATGCAAATTTTATACAAATAAGAAAAAATATATCTAGGTCTAATTTAATAAATATGTTACCTGACCAAGCCGCTAAGATAAAGAAAGCTTCTAAGGGAACAGATGTGGTATCATATTCTGATAGAGATGTACCTCTTTCAGATAGTATACAACCAGAAGATATTACGATGGGTATAAATATAGACGCAGAAGATGATGATATTCTCCCATACTATGAAACATATGCAAAGAAAAAGTTTCCATATTACAATGTTTATATAAAAGTAACTCCATCTCCTGCTGAATTAGATAATATACAAGATCAAGTAAAAGAGCAAATGAAAGATATTGAACAAGAGATTTCAGTATCTTTACAAGAAAAAGAACTTCAGATACAGCAAGCATTAGAAGCTGGGGAAATTATTCCAGAAAGAGCTCGACTTGAAATTGAGAGAGCAAGAAAGATGTCTGCTCAAGCTATTGAAGAACAACGTATGCAGTTGATGTCGCAGGCCCAAGATGCAGCTACAATCATTAAACAACAAGTAATGTCTGAAAAAGATTATAAGATTCTTGCAGAAAACAATACATCTAAATCAAAGATAATAGATGCTGTAAGATTTCATGAAAATAGAATTGTTCTTACTTGTAGTGTAGCTGACGATATATTTTTATATGAACAAATTATTAATATAAGTGAATATCCTATAATTCCTATTCCTTATATGTACACAGGAACCCCATATCCGATGAGTGCAGTTGTACCTTTAATAGGAAAACAACAAGAAATAAATAAGTCTCATCAGATAATGCTACATAATGCAAATCTAGCTTCTAACCTTAGATGGTTATATGAAGAAGGTTCGGTTCCAGAAGATGAATGGGAGCAGTACTCCTCCTCACCCGGTGCCTTACTAAAATATAGACAGGGCTTCAATCCTCCGACTCCTGTCTTACCTGCTCCCATTAATAATGCTTTTTATACAGTTGTTCAAGAAGGTAAGGCTGATGCAGAATATATAAGTGGAGTACCATCTGCTATGATGGGATTTGCTCAAGAGCAAAATGAAACATACAGAGGATTACTTGCTAACGATGAGTTTGGAACTCGTAGATTAAAAGCATGGATGGGCAGTATAGTAGAACCTTGTTTAGAACATTTAGGTAGAGTCTTTAAAGATATGTCTCAGAAACACTATACAGTTGAAAAAGTATTTAGAATTGTACAGCCTGAAGCTGGTCAAAATCCACAAGACCAAGAAAAAGAACAAAGAATTAATGTTAATATCTATAATGATTATGGTGAGCAAATAGGTAGATATAAAGATTATGCGACTGCTAGATTTGATATAAGAATAATAGCAGGAGCTACAATGCCTGTAAACAGATGGGCCTTATTAGAAGAATATTTTAAATGGTTCCAAGCTGGATTGATTGATGATATAGCTATGATAGGTGAAACTGACATAAGAGGTAAAAAGCAAATTGTTGAAAGAAAATCACAGTTAGCTCAAATACAAGGACAGTTACAACAGATGGAAGAAGCTATGAAAGATAAAGAAGGAACGATTGAAACCTTAGAACGTCAATTAGTACAGGCTGGTATTAAGATGAAAGTTGGAGATGCATCTAATGAAATAAGAAAAGATGTACTAGAGACTGAAGCACAACAAAAACTATTAAGGGGAATGTTAAAATCAGAGTTTGAAAAGATACGGACTGAGATGAAAGCAAACATGAAAGTTGCTGAAACAAATGCCTTAAAGGACTCTGATAAAGCAGCAAAAGAATAGTTGTATCTTTTATATTTAATAAATTAAATTTCTTTTTAACTAAATGGAGATTAGTATGGATCAAGAACAAGTAGGCAACGCTAATGTAGCCCCTGAAAGTGAGAACGTACAACAACCTGCAGAAGATGTTTTTAGCTCTGAAGATTTTTTTGAATCTTTAGATGAGAGTGTTAACTCAGGGATTTTAGACGAACCTTCGCAAACAACCTCGGAAGAAATAAGTGTTAATACACAATCGAGCCCTAGTGAAGTTCAGCCGCAAGATGACAATGAAGTCTTGCAAAAGCGATATAGCGATTCAAGTAGAGAAGCTAAAAGACTCAATGGAAAACTAAAAGAAATTGAGCCTTACATGCCGATTCTAGACGCTATGCGCGAAGACCCCAATTTAATTAATCATGTGAGAAATTATTTTGAGGGTGGTGGTCAGACACCTGCAACAATGGCAGATAAACTTCAATTACCTGAAGATTTTGTGTTTGATTCTGATGAAGCTTTTTCTACACCTGAATCTGATTCTGCTAAAGTGCTAGGAGCTACTATTGATGGTATAGTCAATCGCAGGCTAAATGGTGCTTTACAAAGTCAGAAATCTGAAAACCAAAGATTAACAAAAGAAAGCTCTTTTCGTCAAAAGCACGAGCTGAATGATGAACAGTGGGAAACTTTTGTTGACTTTGCTAAGTCTAAATCACTTGAGTTAGATGATATATATTATCTGATGAATCGTAATAACAGGGATGAGAAAATAGCTGATAATACAAGACAGGAAATACAGGACAAAATGAGACAAGTTCAAAATAGTCCTTCCACTCTTGCAACAGCAGGATCAACACCAGTAGAATCTTCAGCAGATGATTCAGTCTTTGATGCCATTTTAGGTTCTGACAATGAACTAGAAAAGGCTTTTGGTATGTAAAAATACTTTAAGCCATTAACTCTTAACAAAAAGGTGATAAAATGGCTGATGTATTTAGCTTAGGTACCTATTCTGATGTAGCTCATACTCCATCGGATGGTACTAGTAAAGACACAGGTGACCTTAGACGAAAATATAATTTCGGAGATAGAGTTTCTGAGCTTCAAATAGCTCAAGACCCTTTCTTTCGATTTGTATCTAAAGTTGCCAAAAAGCCAACAGACGACCCAGAGTTCAAATTCACTGAGCGCAGACCTTCTTATCATAAGCGTTATTCTTATGTAATTGGGGCTGTAAACGCATCAGGAGCAGACTATTTTGGAGATTCCGAAATAATTGCTACTAATGATGCCGGTGCAGGAACATCTGTTGCTCAAGGAGATACTGTTAAATTGTATATGGCTGGAGATTATAAATCTGGCGGTAATTTGCAGAATGTCTATGGGAATACGGATAATGATTGGTCTGTTGGAGCTACTGGAACAAGACCTGCTTTCTTTTTACCTGGTCAAGTAGTTAAAATACCTATGACAAGTGCCACTGATGGTACTCTATGGGGAAAAGACTACATCCTAGTAAAAATAACTGCAGTGACTGATAGCTTAACGAAAGACTCAAAAGAAGCTGTTCTTATAGAAGGAACAGTTGCTAAAGCGTCTTCATCATGTGGTGAGTTTGCTGGTTGGCATACAAACGACTTTAGTCCATCTGGCGATTCTGCCGGTGACGAAGTTGTTGCTGATAAAAGCATTGCTCTTAAACTTGAAACTGCTCGTTCTTATGTAGTTGGTTCTGCTCATGCACAAGGTACTGGTTATCCAGAAACTTGGAAAGATCAACCTTTCTCAACCGGTTTTGGGTTAACTCAAATTTGGAAAACATCTATGGCAATGGATAACACTACTCGTGCTACCGTTCTCAAATATGAACCAAATGAGTTTGCTAGAATCTGGCGTGAAAAGCTGATTGAACATAAGTGGGATATTGAAACATCATTATTATATGGTTCTCAGGGATCAGTTGATGATGTACAATATACTCAAGGAGCTGTTGATTTTATTGTCA